GGTATTGGCCCAAATCTCCGAGCTGAGAACGCCGATCAGCCATAATTCGCCGTGGATCGCGGCAAGTGTCGCGATATTGTCCGCGCCGCCCGTTTTGCCCGCGATGTCCAGCGGATCAAAGGCTTGGCCGTGAACGAAATCCACTGTGTAGGCGAAGTTTGAGCCGCCGCCGATGCCGGAAATCCCAAGCACGTCGCCATTGGCATATCCGGTTCCGCCAGACGCAATAGACAGGCTGATGACCGATCCGCCGGACACAACGACCGATGCCGTCGCCCCCGAACCAGAGCCGCCCGTCAGTGTCGCCGCAGGATACGACCCATTCGTGTAGCCCGATCCTCCCGCAGTCAGTGTGCCTTGATAAATTTCCCCCTGAATGCCTGTGAGCATGTCATAGGTCGCGTAGGACAGCGAGATATAGAACTGAGGCGTTCCGGGCCGATTGAAGATGAAATACGTGTCGAGATAGTCGACCTTCAGCGCACCATAAAATGCCGGATCGGTGATCGCGCCGAACCGAAGGTCCGACATATCGATGGCATAGCCGGTTGACGTGTCATCCACGAGGACGACCGCCAACCCGTTGTCCGTCATGGAAACCGGCGTCAACTGGTAAGGAATGCTTCCAAGCAGCGTCCAGATATAGGATTCGCTGATGAAGTAGACACTGCCGCCGACAACCGCAAAAAGCGCCCCATTCGTCGCCCGATAGAGCGTGCGGACCTTTTCTATGTTGTTCGCCGTGGTGACGAGAAGAAGGCCTGGCGTAGGGTAGTGGGTTACGGGGACAGGTGGCGTGCCTGATGGTGGGTTAAGCTCGGGGTAGAGGTTGACCGAGCGTTGAGCTGACGCCACCAAGCTCCTGGCTTGGTACGCCCCTCCCAGCAATGGAAGCCTCATCTAGCGGGCTCAAACCAGCGAGATTTAGGCCAAGCCTTCATGCGATGTATTAGGCAGCCGACACTGATATTTGCCATGCGCGCCGCATGGGACTGCGGAAGTTTACCCCAAGGCGTATCGATAAAAACAGTGATGCTTCGGTTTATGATCTGCTGCTCCAAGGTCGCCCACCTGCAATTATCTGGCGTGTAATTTTTAGTCCCGTCGATCCGATCAATAGATAAGCCCTTCTCCCAAGTGGCCCCCATGTCAGCCCAAAAAGCCTCAAAAGACCCCCATCGATCGCAGACCGAAATGCGGCCAACATAATGCCTTGCGGCCTTGCACCGCCGGTGCATGGCTTTCCACGATCGATAGGCGGGGTGTGCCGAAAGACCGTGTTTTGTCAGATTACGGGCGCTCGTTACAGAGCGATGGCAGCCACACGACACAGATGTCCCCGAGCGAAGACTATTGAACTGAACGACCCTTTTAGATCCGCACGCGCATCCGCAATGAAAATAATGATGTGGACTTTTCTTGTGGCTATATGACAAAATTGTCCATTTTCCAAATATATTACCGACTACTGATTGAGTGTTCATTGCATTAATACACACTATCGGAGAATATATTATAAAGAGGACCGCGCGTAAGTTCAGAAGGAATCGTCAGCATCGGGATTTGTGTGTTGGTGTTCTTCACCGTGTTCAACGCAACCTTCGCCAAGGTAGCCAGTTGCGGCGAAACCGGAAGCTGGTAGGTCATCGAAAGCCGGATAGCGAGGTTAAGTTTGATTGCTTCCTCGTAGTCCTCCGGCAGTGCATATTGCGTCGTGAGCGACGGGAATGACTGGAGTTCACCCTTCACGCTCATGTGGACGTGATAGGTACTGTTCGGGACGGGCCAGACGAACACATTCCCAAGCGGGAACGCCGTGTCATAGAACAGATATGCCGGGAAAGACGAAAGGGTCTTCAATGCGATGCGGTCATAGTCCTCGCGGGCCTGGAGAACCTGAAGCGGATAATCGACGTTGTTGCCACCCGTCTGCGTGATGAGGCGGAAGAATGCATACTCGATGCGGTCGGGCCGCGTCGTGTCGATATAGCCGCCCGGTCCAATGGTGTAGGACACCGAACCATCCGGGATGAAATCGACCTGGCGCAGATGATAGACTAGCCAGCGCCGATGCCGCCATTGCGCCAGCATGGCATTCATGGCGATCAGCGCGTCATTGGCATCCTCTGCCAACGGCGTCTGCCCCACGCCAATCGCCCCGCAGATCTTGAGCGACTGCTGGATGATATCGAGAGCGGTCGTCATGCCTTGGCCTTCGGCGGACGGCCACGGCGTTTCGGCTCGGCCTTGACAGGCTCGTCAGCGGCCTTAGCGACTTCGGGAGCCATCAAGGGCTCTACCGGGACCTTGGGCTTCTCCACAGCGCGCCATTCCGCCAGCAATGCATCTTCCGCGTTGCGGTTATTGACGACCTGTCCCTTCTTCGTGATGGGGTGGTAGAGCATCTTTGGATATTCGATGAACATTATTCCATCCTCGGAAGCTTGATGGAGAAGGTCGGAGCCGTGATCTTCGGCAATTCCGCCTTGGGCGGATTCTTTGGGTATCGGATGCCGAGCGCCTTGGTGCCCCATTCAGAACCAAGAGCGGCATCTTCATCCGGGCTCATCACGATGAGCATCGCGCCCGTCTTTCGACTGTACCGGGCGGCTGGATATTCGTTCTTCATGGTGAGAGGCGGGAGCCGAAGCCCCCGCCCGGCGTCATTACAGTGCGTCGGCGACGATGGTGCCCCACTCGCCGCGCAGGTTGCGCGATCCGAAGATCACGTCCAGACGAGTGGCGAGCTGGTCCGTGCCGATCACGTACTGAGTGACAGCACGCATGGAAACGCCGTCATAGACGTGACGGGAGGTTTCCACGGCCGGCGGCATCACAAGGTCCGCCGTTCCAAGGGTAATGGCCTTGGGCGAATAGGCGAAGTTCTTGTAGTACCGCTCGCTCGGCTTGGTGACCAGATTGATGTTCGCGCTCGATGCCGGCGAGACATCGACAGTCTGGTACTGCACCGCATTGCCGTTCGAGGCTGGCACGAGGGCCGGGTAGATCGGAATGCTGGTGCCGCCGCTGGCCACATCGGCCGTCACCACGAACTGGCGCAGGGTGCCCTGCGTCTGCTTGGTGACGCGGTTCACGCCATAAACGCCATCGAAGGTGATGATGTCGCCCTTCTTCAGCGTGCCCGTGATGGCGTTGGTCGTAATAACCGATCCCGTCTGGCTGGCGCTTGCCACAGTGCCGGCGGTGAAGGTGCCGGACGTGTGAACAAGGACGGTCTGATCTTTGTAGAAGTCGAAGCCGAGACCGTTCTTCATCTGGCCCGAGCGATACTGTTCGGAGATGTTGGTGGCCGGGTTCAACAGGCCCGACAGGGACGCGGTAACGCGCGCATCGGTCGTCGGGCTTTCGATCAGTTTCCAGCCCGGCATCATGTTTGCCGAGTTGTTGGACAGCGAAGCGCCGGCTTCCAGGATCGTGGTCGCGGTCGGCGAGATGATGTTGCCAGAACCGTCCGTGTTCGCCACGAGGTTGCAGAAACCGTCCGCCGTGTTCGCCATAATGGTGGCCGCGACGTTGCCGGCCAGGTTGTTCATCATGGGCATGAGGAACAGTTCGGTGTAGTTGTCCAGCGAGAGGGTCTTTTCCTTGCTCGTGAACGACACGTCAACGTGGCGCTGATATTGGAGCGTCAGGCTCGTGTACTGCTCCGAAGTGTCCTGAACGGACAGAGCGGGACCATCCGAGACGACGAAATCGTTCGGCAGGCGGATGCGCAGCGTGTCACCGATCTTCGCGCCGTCGATGCCGAAGGCGTTGTCGTACTGCGTATCGATATTCTGGAGGAAGAGGTTGGAGTTGCGGAACAGCGCGACCGCGCCGCGGGTGATCATGTCGATAGTAAGCAAGCTATTAGCCACGGCTAATATTCCTTTCGAGCTGAATGGTGAATGCCAGCTTTCCGTCTGGCGGTTGTGCAGCGCCCGAAACTGCGATTGACGGGACCGTGACCCGGCTTAACGCCCCGGTAGGCGAAGGAACCCGGATTATCCCTTCCGGTCGGTAGTACTAGTGGGACTATCGCTTCACGACAGTCTTGAGGAACGTCTTCGCCCAATCGTCCATGGGCGTGTTGGTATCGTCCAGCCGCGTACCCGTCTCGACCGTGCCAGGGCTCGGCTTCACGGGCCGAGGGGCCTGGGAAATCTGCTTGGCGGCGGGCTTGGCGATCTTGTCGCCCAGCTTGGCGATTTCCATTGCCATCTTCACCGGTGACATGGACAGGACGCGCTCGGCTTCCTCCGGGTTCTTCCCGAGGTGATAGAACACGTCATGACCATTCGGCAGGTCGGTGATGGCTTCCAGAAAGGATGGCCGGGCCTGCATTTCATCGCCGAAATTCTCCACGAGGGAATCGCGGGCGACGACAAAATCCTGATACTTCTGCGAGCCTTGGTCGAAAGTGCGATTGCAGGCTGCGTTGAACTCCTGCGCTTGCAACTCCTGCCGGATACGCTCGCGCTCCTGGCGGCGAATATCCTCAATACTCCCCGGCTCGACGCGCTCCGGTTGTTCCGTAGCCCCGCTGGCGCGCTTCAACCGATCAATCTCAGCCTGCGCTTCCTGTAGCTTACGCTCGGCATCACGGCGCTTGTTGACTTCCTGAATCCGACGACGTTCGCGCCAGTCCAGCGCATCCTTCTTGGACTCCGACTGTTCGGATTCCGGCGCATCGCCATCGGGCTCCGCCTCAGCCTGTTCGTTCTGTTCGCCGGCAACCTCCGTTGCCGGCTCGACAACGATCTTCTCTTCTTCAAGCACAGGAGCATCATCCTGCTCAACGGCAAGTTTGTCAGCCATGTATCACCATGTCAGGAAACCCGGTGGATCGCGCCGGTACGAAACGCGGATTGACCGCCGCTACGGGTATTCAGTCGAGGCCGTCAGTCAGCCAGACGCGCTTGCCGTCCCGGTACATGCCGGCGAACAGGCTCTTCGGATAATGATTGCAGGCTTCTTCGATCAGCCAAGGCTCAATCATGCCGAAGCGGTCGAAGCTTTCTTCGGAGGTGAAGCCGTTGATATTGTCGCCGAGCTTCACGTCGAAGCCGCCATCCCAAAATGTCGAGATGGTGAAATTGATCTCGCTATCATAGAGGTCTTGAAAGACGCTCACTTCTTACGCTTCTTGGCGTTGTACGCTGCAAGCCCCTTCTTGTCGGCCTTGAGGTCCTTGGCCGACCCCTCCTTGCCGTGCTTGCCGGCCTTGTCGGCCTTTTTGTCCATGGGGGATTTCTCCCATTGCTTCATGGTCATTTTCTTCTTACGCTCAGATTTCAGGTGATGGGTCATTTGCTGGAAAGCCCCTTGATCATCTTCTTCACAGAAGCGCCTGCACCCTTGTTCTTACCCCTCGCATCCTCGCGGCGATGCTTCCGATCAACGGCGGTTTTCCCAATGGCGACATTACTTGTCACCATATCCGATACAGACCGCTTAGGTGCGTTCTCCATTCCCTTGTCGGTCGGAAGGGCGGGGGAATAAGTCCTCTTTGAAACAACGGATGGCGTCGAGGGAGCAGAGGTAGTAGGCCGTGGCGATGGAACTGGCACGGTATCGGGAAGTTTCACCGTCTTTGCCAGATCAGTATTGTAGGAGTTTCCATTCCACGTAAACTTCTTTTTGCCGGCCATGCGCGCCGTCGCAAAGGCTTTCTTGAATGAATCGTCCATGACTAGCCCTTCCTCGCCTTCTTGAATGTTTCAGCCAGAGCCGCTCGCTTCCGCGTCGTCGGGTTCTCGCTCTTGGCAAGCTTGTTCAGGTCGGCCTGCGAGAGCTTTTCCTTGCCCTTGATGAGACCTTCGCGCTTTGCCGTGGCGCGAAGAGCGCCAGGCTTCTTGACCGCGCCTTGCATCCAGTTCGCGGACTTCTTCACTGAAAAACCCTCCAGCTATAGCCTGGAACGTTGATGTGTTGTCGGTCGTTGAATTGGATCAGCGCCTCGTAGATCGCTTCCTTTTGATCTTCGGGCAAATCCTTGGTCTGGAGCATCGCGGAAAGGACATCAATCGCGGTCGGGACGTACTTATCCCAGTTATGCCGGATGAACTCCTTCTGCTTTACTGGCTTGCGATGCTTTTCGTCCTTGTTGACCAAGCGGAAATAGTCGGTGCGGGCCAATTCATAGAACTCCCCGCACAATTCCTTGGCCGTCTTACGTATCAGGAGCGGGATTTCCCCAGCTCGGATATGGTAGAGCATCAGGCCATCCCCATTGGTTGCGGCGACTGTTCCATCGGGATCTCCGGCCCCTGCTCCGGCAAGCCCTGCTCGGGATAGGGTCCCACGAACATCGTCAGGATCGTCTGCCGGATCAGCGGCATGAGTTGATCCTGCGTCACAATCGGGCCAGCATTTCCAATTGCCGTCAGGCGCTTTGTCGTCGCCTCATATCCACGGATATTGTGATCAATGTTCTGGTTGTGGAGTTTCTGATTGAGCATCGCAACAGCCTCTTGTGTCTGCTGCAACTGCCCCTGAAGCTGCTGGACTTCGGGAGAAGGTCCGTCGCCCTTGATATGAGCGGGGATGACTTTTGCCCATCGTTCCGCCAGTTGATCCGCGCCGGGGAAATCGGCGTTGCGCCACATGACATCGCCCGCGATCTGCATGAACTCCTTGTTCTGCGCCGCGATCTGCGTCATGGCGTTGAAACCCTCCTGGCGCTTCGTCGCGTAGCCAGGACCAACGTCACTCTGGACATCATACCGGCCGACCGCAGGATTGAAGATGGCAACAGCGCCCTCTTCTTCCTGTGCGATCTCCTGATAGGCCTCCGCGGCGTTCGGGTTGATCTTGACCTGGCTTTCGCTGCCATCCTTCCCGAGGATACGCACAACCCTTTCTGTGTCGTAAATCTTCGGAATGAGGTCGATCAGGATTTTCCCGGTGAACCGGATCGCCATCGCGAGGTTGTCGATGAAGTGATAGGTCGCGTTGTCGCCCTGACGCTGGCGCTCGTTGATCGCTTTCCCCGAGGTCGCGTTCTCATTTGCACCGAATTGGCTCTGATACTGCCCCGAGGACATCATCATTTGCTGTTCGCAGATGCGCATGCCATCGATATATGCCGATGCCATCTGTGGCGGCTGGAGGCGCTGCGGTGCGGGGATCGTCTGGCCGTCTTCAGTCACATGGTTGTAGGGCAACACCGATGCCGTAGTGCGGTTCGCATTCGCCCAATAGGTCTCAACCCACATTCTCCAAGTAAGTCGCTGATTTCGCTGTCGTAATCGTGATATTTCGCATATAAATCATGGCGTTGACGGCTGCGAGGGGCGCGTTTCATGG